TTAGTGTTAAAGTACATGTTCCACTGCGTGAAGCAGAGTATGCACTACTATTAATTACATATTCAATTTCATATTGCTGACTTGCAATATCAGGTTCACCTGAAAGTCTAAATCTTTTTACTCCAATTGGTCCATTTGCATCTGTACCAGTTCTTAAGATAGTATTCAGTGTATGTGTTTCGCCAAACTCAGCAATCACTGCACCTTCAATTTCTGGTAGATATGCATATGAAATCCAGTAGCCTGGTGTATACGATAGTACTGCTGTTCTTGCAAAGTAATCTCCAATACTAGAGTTACCTGGTTTTTCATATTTAATTACAGAATGTGTTGCTTGGAATTCTGCGGCACCTTCTGTACCAACTTTTACATACGAGTTGTTTGAACTTGAATTTAGTGTACCAAACTTTGACCAAATAGCATGTCTGTTTATGTCATCAAATCTTGAATTACTAATAGTATTGTTGTATGGTCCTTTTTCTTGACCACTTCCTGATAATGCATTTAGTGTGTTAAGGTTTGTTGCAAACGCAAATCCGTAAGAGCAACTTGCAAACGAACAGTTGTCCCACATGTTGTTATGGATGTCCCAATCACTGCTAATGCCATAAGAGTAACCATTTACTTTACAGTTTTCAAATATGTTATTTTTTGTTTCAACAGTGCCACTAAGGCTATTCATTTCAATACCAACATCTGTAAGTGCTACTGCATTACCTGATACCCATGGTCCTGTTACTTCGACATCTCTAAACATACTGTCTTTACAATTCTCTAATATAAGACCTTTGTTTGGAACTGTAGTTTCTAAAGTTACACCTTCTAATCTAATATCTGTTGCTTGGTTAACTGACGTTGTACTTGCATCTGTTGCTGGAGCACCAGGAGTACTATCACTGTTTACAGTTTTAAATATAGTTGTACTAGCTGTAGATGTTCTAATAATAGTTTTTCCACTACCTGCTCCTACAATAGTTGCATAAGGTGGAATGTATATTGTGCCGTCAACAATATATTCGCCTGCTTCAAGATGTAAAACAATTTTACTCTGTGCGCTACCTTTGGTTGCTGAGTTCAAATACAGTTGATCAATTGCTGTTTGTAATTTTGCTGTTGCTATTTGTGATGTTTGGCCTGTTAATCCAAATGAGCGTCCGCTAACTATGTCGTCTAATCTAGCTTGTAAACTTCTTACAATAGGTGTACTAACATCTCCGCCTGTAACTATATAAGCATCGTCAGTTCTATAAGTGTACGCTTCAGTAAGTGAAAATATATTATCAAATTCTGTTAATATTTTTGTATTACCTACTGCTGGTGCACCTTCACTTACTGCTCCATTACCTATATATAATTCTCTTGTGTCAACTGCCCAACCTAGCTCACCTGAAGCTAGTTGTGGCAATCCACTACCTGCGTTTTTTTGTCCTCTTCGGACTTGGATTCTACTTATTTGAACTACGGCCATATTTGTCTCCTGTTATACATATTTATCCGTGTTTTGAATAATATGCATAAACCCTTTCGTACCATTCGTTGCGCCATTCATCATATTCATGCGGCCATACATCAAATTGTTGATATGTTTCACCGCCTAGTATCATACCGTCATCTCCGCGGCTACACATAAAGATATGTCCTTCACGTATATTAGTGCCGTAGATTTCGTTGTGTGCTTCTGCGTATGCTACTAGCTGTAAGAAGTAGTTCTGTACATACTCTAGTTTCTTAGGCTTGTTAGTTTGCTTAAAGTCCATAATACAGGGTTGGCCTTTGTACTGTCCTACGAGATCAGTTGTTCCTGCGTACATTTGAGGCACATAAAGCGCCACTTCACTACCCCATATCTCATCTACATCGCCCATAGCATTGTCGCGAATCTGTGTAGCCATTGCATGTGCTTTTTTAGCAAATGGATTGCTACCTGGTTCAGGCCACTTGCCAAACTCTACGTAGTCTTCCAAATACTTGTGCATTCGTGTACCAACACCTGCCGCTTCAGTAACAATCTCTTGTGCTTTAGTTTCGCCTACACGTTTGCGCCATGCAATAAGTCCTGACTTGTCGCTTGTAGCATCAAGGATAGTTGTAACACTAGCTACAGCACCGCCGTCAGGAGTTTGATAAAGGCGTTTACCATTAACTTGTTTTCTGTTTATTGGTTTGTAATCAAATTTATTAATAATCAGTGTCATTATCGAATCCTGGTCTATCATAAAACATACTGCGATCTGTATAGAAAGGATCAACATCACTTAATGGATCATCTTGTGCGTCAACTGTATGCACTTCAGGCACATAATGTTTGATCATATTTTCAACACCCATTTTTAGTGTCATTGTTGATCCAGCACATCCTGAACATGCACCTCCTAACTCAAGCAATAATTTGCCATTGTCATATTGCAAGAATTCAATATTACCGCCATGAGTTGCAACATTAGGTTTAACCTGTGTTTCAATTAATTTTTTAATTTGTTCGATGATTTCTTCATCAGTTCTAGTTGTCATATAGATGAGTTCTCCTTAATTGTTATTATTATACAACAAAGAGCATCGAATGTCAAGTGTTTTTATTAAAGATTATCGCTAAGATTTGTTGCAGACTTAGCCATCTGTGATACTGTTTTGCCACCGTCTTGTGAATCGCCTTGCGGAGTATCACTAGGTGTCTTCTTAGTTTTAGGCTCAATGCCTTTTTCACTAAAGTTTGCAATCATTGATTTTACTCTTGCATCAGTATCATATGCAGCTTTGAATGTATCATATCCAAACTGTTCGCCGCCTACGTTTTGCATGAGTTTGTTTAAGTCAATGTTACGTGCATCAGGTCGAAGATCTTCACCTTTAGGTTGTGAAAAATGTAGGAAAAGTTGTTCGCCCTTTTGATCAGCTTGTCCTATTATAGTTCTTAATACATGAACTAGTTTAGGAGATGCTGTTACTGCGTCTTCTTCTTTGAGAATGTCGGACATCAACATGGTTGTATCCTTACTTACGACTTGATAAAATAGTGCCTAATCTACGTGATAAGTTAATTGACTCACGCTTTGCTCTACCTGCTTCGTCTTCACCGCCCATTGCTGCTTCAGCCGCCGCAAAGTCATCTTCTGCTGGTGCTTCTGCGTCTACTGTTGGTTCCATGTCTGCATCCATTGCAGGCTCATCACCCATAGGCTCCATTGCTTCACCTTCACCTGTAAGTTGTCCTACTCCAGTTGTTAGTGCAACTCTTGTTTGCTCCATTGCTGCGTATAATGATTCTAGTGCTGGCTTAACTGTTTGTGTAAATGTTTCACTTTGTGCCGCACCCATTTCATCACGGATAGCATCTGCTAGTTCTAGCATTGATTCACTTTGCATTTCTGCTGTGTCTTCCATCCAACCAGTTAATCTATCAACCATGTCTTTAGAAGCCATTACTAGTTCTGCTTTATCTTCTTCACCTTCAATTAGTTTAGTAAAATAATTGTTGATGATGTCTTTACCTTCGTCTAAATGTTTTGATTCTTTCATGTACTCTGACTCCTTAACCCAGCAATCCTGTGTAGGATCATTACAATCGTTTTTGCAATCTGTTGTTGGCTTACCAAATGTATCGCCACACTCTTTGCATACTGCTTTTACTGTACCTTCATGTACAATGGATTCGTTTTTTTTGTTAAATTGGGCTTGACTCATTCCTCTTGGAGCCTTTGGCATACACATTCTGGTTTTGCTATCTAATACAAACCCTGGCTTACAACCTTTATCGACTTTACCTAACTTGTATGGTTTTGGTTTAGGGTCAGTTTTCTTCCCTTCGTCAGTTTTCTTTTTCAAGAACGCTGGCTTGTCGTCTGACTTATCATCAGGTGTACCATTGTCGTCCATTGGCATCTTGCCGTCTTTTGGTGTTTTCGCTTTATCTTCTTTGTCAGATGATTTACCTTTTTTCTTGTCTTGATATGCTTTAAGACCTGCTGGAATTTCACCTTCGTCAATTTCGGATCTTTCACTTATCGCTGCATTAAGAACGTCTAGGAAGAGTTTGTTCTTACTGTAGGTTTTGTTTTGTGACAATCCTGAAAAACTTTCATTAGTTTCGATGTCGCTTAATTTTGTTCTTAGCTTGTTTCTAGCATCTTGAAGTTGTTCAAGAGTAAACGTGTCAACGTTTAACTTAGTGCCATATTTTTTTGCCATTGTTTCATTCAGTGTTTTTGAGTTCACTGGTTTGTTAATATCTCTAATTTGCATATCTACTCTTCCCTAGTATAATGTTGTTATAGTTATTTATCACTGTGATTAAAATATCATACAGTCAAGATGGCGCTTTGCGTCTTCAGTGCGTGTTTTTGCAATATCTAGCCGCATTTCGCTTACTTCTTTTCTAAATTCGTCCTTAGTAGTGCGTACTGCATGGCTAAAAAACAATGCATCATTGTAATTCTTTTCAATTACTTTGTCAAGGCTTTCAGCTTGTGACACTAAATTTCTGCCATCTGCTAGATTTTTAGCAATAGCAACGGCAGCAGTTTTACTGAATACGCAACTTACAGGTTGTTTATTTTTTATATCAAATATGTTATATCCGTGTTTATTTTTACGTATAACATAATTACCTATGCGTATACTATTGCCTTTGGCATAAGGAAACATTGAAGGATCTAAGTTTTCTTCAATTATTTTTTGTAAATCTTTGAGTACTTTTTTGTCAATCATTCCTAGCAACCATTATAACATTATTTGATTTTATTTTACTTACCAGACTCTTGCGGATAAGGTTGTTCATAATGACTTGTTGTCTTTCAGACAAACTTGCTAAAGGAACCGGAGCAGTTAGTTTACTAAGCTCTTCTAATTCCTCATTAGTTTTATAAATCTTAAAATCTCTAATTAACTCATTAAGTTTCATGTTATTTTATGGCTGCTAATTGTGTTTGTAGCATTTTCTTTTGATCATCAATTGCTTTGATTTGATCTTGAATTTGTTTTCGCTGTAACTGTGCATTTTTCTTTGCATCAGCTGCGGCTTTTTGTGCTGTTGCCGGCGTTGCTCCTGCTGGCGTTGCTGAAGTAGTTGGTCCAGCAGTTGATGCTGGTGTAGGCATTTGCCCTGGTGCTGGCATTGGACTTCCTGGTGTTGGTGTTGGCATCTGCGGTGCTACTTCATTCATTTTCATATCTTTTTCCTACCTCTTGCTCTGGGTTTATTCATTGAGCTTACTCTTTTTGACACAGGATTAATACGTTTTGTTATTCCTGATTTACGTGCCATCATTCCTGACTTTGCTGTGCGTGTTTTCTTAAAACTTGCACTCTTAGATATATTTATCGGAGCATTACATGCTGCAGGACTTGCTCTGACTTGTCCTTTGCGAGCTCCATGTGTACATCTAAACTTTAAACTTTGTCCACCACTGGTACGTTTATAAGCACGTTTTGTTACTTCTGCTACTATCATCGTTTATTTAAACTCTTTAATCTAATGCTTGCAGGGTTAGTTCTTTTTGTTTTGCGTGACTTTCTAGCCATCTTTGCACCTAAGCGAGCTCTTGTGATTTTCATCTTAGCTCTCTTCTTAATATCTATAGGAGTAAAGCATGCTGTTGGTGACGGAACAATTCTTCCGTGTTTTCTGCCGCCTGTACAACGGAATTTACGTACTAAAGAAGATCCTTTTCTAGCCCAGATCTGCTTTTCGTCGAGTGATGTGATTTCTTGTACTATCATAGTACATGTATTTATAAAATTTTAGGAAAGGTTAATTAAAATTACGACTATGGTTGATAATAGTCCTGCTACTATAGTGCCTGCAGCTCCTATAATAACTTTGGTCATTGACTTCTGACCTGATGTAATATCGCGGTGAATATGTTCTACTTTGTTTTCGATGTTTACCATACGAGTCTCAAGGTTCTTATACCGTTGCTCGCATAGGTCAACATGCGCTTCTAAGTTTTCTTTTTCTAAAGCTGTTGTAGACATTAGTTATTCTCCGTTGTAATTATTTATCATTAGTTTCGAAAATAATGTTACTGTCATTTGGATTTTTAGTGCAAAATATACTATTATGTATGTTTGCTGTTTCGTTTAAATTAGTTATTACTGGTACTAGATCAAAGTCGTCGTTTAACATGTCTACAGTTAATGCGCCTTCGTATGGGTTATCAAATTCAAATGTCCATACTCTTTGCTTGCCTTTAATTGCATCGCCAAATGCAAGGTTGCTTACGTCTTTAATTGATTCAGTCAAACCTATTGGATCAACGTTAGCTCGTAATCCAATTGTTTGTATTAATGTATTATAGTTTGCTTGTTGATCTAAACTAAGTTTGTCTGCTTGGCCACGCCTTGCATTAGTTTCAGTTATGTCAACAACAGTGTGTATTATAAATCGCATACTGTATTTACAGAGATAAAAAAAGGGCCCAGTAAAAACTGAGCCCTTTAGTGTAATTTATATTACGTTATTACGCTGGGTTTTGATCGAAGTCAACTACTACTGTAAATGCTTGACCATAAGGTGTAGTTGCGTCACCGCCACCTTGTAGTGCAAAGTGCATTACACCTGCGTTGTTAGCTGTTCCAGCTACTGCTGCGATTGAATGTCCAGCTTGTCCAGCTGCGTCAATGATTGCTGTTAAAGCTGCGTCATTTGCTACTGCTGCGTCTGTTACGATTACTTGTGTGCGTGGGCCTAGGCCGTTTCCTGCTTTACCTACTGCGTTGTTTGTTACTGATGCCATTTTTTTTCTCCTGTTATCTTAAATGGTCCCTCCACACTCTGTGAAGTTCTACATTTGTATTTAGTCTCTTAGTGAAAAAAGCTAGTCTTTGAGTGTTTTTTGGGCTCTTTTGTGTAAAACACGCAATTGATTGATATATGCAGGCCCTGCACGTACAATATCGTGTACCATTTTAATAATAGGCAAATAACCTTTTACAAATGATCCTGGTATGCTTACACCTTGTGTTGCTAGTTGTACAACCTTACGTGCCATTACTAAATTACTGTTGCCAACTAAAAACTTATAGTTTGCTACATCTGACAAAGCATCTGTAGGAATATCTGCAACACTTACTGTTGGTTCAGTATCAATAACAGATGATGTTTCTAAGTCTTTTAAGACTGTAAGTTTTTCTAAGTCATCAATTATGTCACTTGTTCTAAGTTTTGCTCTTGCCGCTATTACAAGTCTAGTTACAGTTTTTTTAACCAACGCTGTACTTAGACTAGATAGGTTTGTAATATTTCGACGTACTTGCTTATATTCTTGATTGCTTATACTTAAACTATTTTCAACACTTATTAACATTTGAGCTGAGTCTGTGATGTTAGAACCGTTAGCTAGTTTTGCTAGATATCTATTCACAACCATTGTAGGAAGTGTAGTGCGTCTACGCATTTGTGCAGCCGCTCCTGGATCTTTCAGTTTGTTTAGAGCTTTTTCATCACCGTTTACAAAGTATATAAAATTATATAAATCAGTTCCTGACATCCTAAACATATTAAAGCCAGCATACTTGCCTGTGTTCTGTGCATACTGCTTTGCTGCATTAGCAGATGTTGGAAACTTTCTAAGAACTTCCAATATCAACAAAGACAGATACAATCGTTCACAGCAATCAGTGTATGTCAAAACTCTTATGTTTTGATCATTGCGTGTGAGGCGTGCTTCGTATAAGTCTTGAAGAAATTCCATTACTGTCCTTTAGCGAATGCTACTGCGTCTCTGTCTATGTCTGCGTCACTTGGTTCGTTAAAGTCATCATCGTCATTGTCTTTATCATCTAAGCCACTATCAGCATGATCTTTTTTAAGGTCTGTATGTACATCACCAATCTTATCTGCATAAGCCATTAGTTTCTTAATTACTTCTGCTGATACACCTGTTTTTTTAACAAGTTCTGCTAAATTTGTTGCGCCAAATAATGCTCCAAAGTTAGTAAGTTCGTTACCTACTTTTGACATTACGTTTGACAATGCGTCATCTTTTGTAGTTGCGGCTGCATTCATAAGTGTTCTACCCATGTTAGCAAGTTTACGCTGTTCTGGTGAAAGACCGAAGTTATCATTTACTTCGTTTAGTATATCGTTCATTTTCATAGTTTTTTCCTATCTTTGTATTGATCTATTTGCTTTAGTAAAACTAGCTCTTGGTACTAACTTGATGTCACCTTTAGGGTGTGCTAGTACATATCCTTCTCCGCCAGCTGCATGGGCATCTTGTGACACAGGACCATGGTCGCCAATCTCGGATTTTACATCTGCATCATGACTATCAAACTGATTTATCACTTTGTCTTTAATCGTCATAATACCTGAAACAACTTTCCACATTGCATCAAAGGCTTGTTTGTTTTGCCCTACATACTCTGCTATCTTTTGTTGTTTCTTTGCACTGACTTTGCTAGTTTTAATCCATTGTAAGAAGTCTGCGCCAATATTTGCTAGTCCACTATCAACTTTACCGTTTAAGTATGTGTAAAATATTTGTGGTAAATCTTTCATTTGCATTTGTGTAAGAGTGTTAACATCTAACATCTTATCAATGCCTTGTGCATGTTGTGCAACTACAGCCTTTAACTGGTTTATATCTTCATCGTCAATTTCAGCTGGCTTTGAAACTGTTACACTAGGGAATATCATTACTTCATTACCTAACATTTGTAGGTCTTGTGGTACAGGAGATTGATTACCTTGTTCGTCTAGTAGTCTATGTACAACTATTCCTGTTTTAGATTGACTAATACGTTTTCCTAAGTCACTGTTAACATCTACTTTATATGTAACAATGTTTGGAGTAAATGTATACTTGCCATCAATTACTTTAGGTGTGTTATAATATAACAAGTCGCCCATTAAGTAACCTCTAAAGTCTTTAGGAGTAGCTCTTTCATACTGATCAAAGATGTCTTTCATATTAGTAGCAAATGCTATACGTGTTGGATCTTCTTTGTTTGCTCCGCCGCTACGATTGAGTAAGTTGTTTGCAAGATCGTCTCCGCTTGTAGCACGTTCAACTCCACCTTTTTTAACAAAGCCAGACTTGTCTGTAAGTATAAACTCACCTGCTTCATTACGTCCAAAAACAAGTGCAGGGGATCCGTCCCATTTAACTGTGACGTTAGTGTGTCCACCTTGTTCTATTTGCTTTAATGATTCTAATGCACGGATTGCTCCTTTAGAACCTTCCCAAAAGATAATGTCTTCAGCATGATCAATTCTAGCACCTTCTTTAAGATGTACTTTAGATTCTACTAATTTAAATTCACTATATCTCATTACGCCGTTCCAAATACTGTTTGTCCAACTACTTGCGAGTTAGGTGCATCTCTCATTGTGTACATAAAATCTAAGTTTGTACCAGGGCCATATGCTTTTGGATTGTTTGCTGTAAAGTTTAGCCAACTTTTGCTCATGCTTCCTAAATATTGTATGATGTCTTTTGCTACGCCTCTAACAGTTCCGCCGCCTACATTTGTAAAGTTACTACTAGGTCCTGGATCTGCACTGGTTCCTGTGACAGCTTGGAATTGATTTCTTTGGGTTAATACACCTTCAATAGTTGAAGGATATCTACCCGACCGTACTCTATTTAAAATTACTGCCGCAACTCCTGCTCTTTCTTTTGAATTAGCACTTGCTTCTGCAGCTGTAGCTCTAATAAGTAAATCAAGATCATATACGTCAACTTCGGCGCCTAAGAAACGTTCTACTTGATCTTTCAGTGCGGGAACAATTTTATCATTAGGAATCTGTGATATAAGTTTTGAATCTACTTGCGATTTTGCTTTGTTTACTCTTGCGGCTACTGGTGTGCCTGTTGTTTTTAGCATTGCACTTATAGTTTCTTTACCAGCATCTCCATCAACAGTCAAGCCATTATCTGTTTGAAATTCTTTCACAGCACCTGCTGTACGTGATCCGTATATTCCGTCAACTGAACCTGCTTCGTATCCATTGTCATTCAACCACTGTTGTAATTCTTTAACAGCATTACGATTGCCTGACTTTGCAAGGCCACCTGACATGTTTGTATCCAAATGCTGGAAGTTTTCTTTGACGAACTCTTTTAACCTCATGAAATCATCCTAGTACTATTAAGTGTAAGTCCGCTTAGTTCTTTAATTCTATCTAACTGTTTATCTTCTAATGTTGTATATCCAGTTTGTTTTGCTTCAGGAAGTTTCTTACCTTCTTTTTCTAATTGGAATTCAAACTGTGCAACTAGTTCTTCATAGTTAGGTTCGTTTGCTCTTAGGAAGGCAATCATACTTTCAACTGTGTGAGTATCTTCTTCAGTAGCACCTTTACCTAATAATATTTCTGGGATACTTTTTGACCAATCGTCTGCTACAACTTGGTCGCCGTTGTTAGGATCAACAATACCAAACTTAGGACTCATTTTATATCCACGTCCTCTTGCAAGACTTGCAAGTAACATTGCTCTCAATGCTCCGCCGTATTCATCTGTGCCGCCACGCTTGGCTCCGCGTTGATAGTCAGGCTTTAGTGTAAACATAAAGTCTGTTTGTACGTAGCCGTTGTTAGCATCACCTTTAATAGGAGTACGAAAATGTACTTGGTCACCTGCGTTGTGTACCCATCCGTCTTGCTTGGTGCGCCCTTTGTTCATTATGTCTGCATCAGCAATACCTTGGCTTTTGCACCAGACGGTTAACTTGTTAATTAAATCTTGCTTAGAAACTTTATTCTCATCTGTATTGATATCTAAATCTCCTGAAGAATTAAGTTCAAACTTTCCACTAGGATGATTCTTTTTACCAGTTGTACCTAGTAGATCTTGTTCATCTATTTCAAATCCAATAACCTTTTCAAGCCATTTGATAGTAGGGTCAACATCAGGCGTTGCAATTCGCTGTGCAATTAGTTCTTTCTCCGGCTCTGTTTTAAATACATTGCCGCCTTCACTTAGTATCATTATTCTTAGCCTCTATTACTTTTTTAATTCCACGTTTAAATTTGCGAGGATCGCCACTTTTAATTGCATTAATAAATCGACGTTCAAGCTCACTTGCTGTAACATCGTCATAAGTTTCCGATATTCGATTTAATAGATTTATACTACTTTCAATAATATTACTAGCTGAAGACTCTATTAAACGATCATTATTGTGTTTACGACCTAAACTGTTTAATTCTTCTAAAATTGACCTTGTGCGTTTTTTCATGTTAATGCTCCGTATATGTATTTAGCGTTTCGATAAATATGATTGTAATAGATAAGGGAGGGCGTATGAGTATATCAAAACTAAATTTTAATGAGAGATCCCTATTATTTGCTAAACTTGCTAGTATAGCATATTGTAACATCAAAGATGCTAAGAGTCAAGCAAAGAAATTAGGGTTTACAACAACTGAGTTTTATGAAAAAGACGGAGCACAAGCATACCGTTTTATGAATAAAGACGATCTAGTAATTGCATGTCGTGGAACTGAACCAACAGAGTTCAATGATATTAGTGCAGATCTAAAAGCAATACCAGTAATGGCAGAAACAATATCAAGAGTACATCAAGGTTTTAAAGCAGAAGTAGACGAACTATGGCCTGCTATCACAGAAGACATTAACCGTAAAGCAAACTTAGGCAAGACACTATGGTTCTGTGGACACTCACTAGGAGCGGCAATGGCAACTATAATGGCAAGCCGTTGTTTACATGATGAAGAACTTAACGATCCAGTTGAACTGTATACATTTGGTTCACCACGTGTGGGTTGGAGAGGTTATGTTAAGAGCTTAGGTGTAACACATCACCGTTGGAAGAACAACAATGACATTGTTACTACTGTTCCTCTTTGGGTAATGGGGTATGTACATCACGGAAATGAACACTACCTAAATGCTTATGGTAAGTATAGAAAGCCTACAGGCTGGCAGTTGTGGAAAGACAAGTGGCGTGGTATTTGGATGGGTCTAAAGCAAGGTAAAATAGATAGCTTTGGCGATCATTCAATGACTGAGTATATCAAACATATTAAACAAATAGACTAGATACAGACTCTTCGTTTGTAACTCGACGCATTGCTTCACCAAACAAAGGCGCGACACTAACCTGTCGTGTCTTTTTGCAATTCTTAGGACAACGATTGGCAATTGAATCAGTAACTACTAATTCATCTAGCACTGACTTCTCAACTTTTTGACATGCTTCGCCTGATAATACACCGTGTGTAATATAAGCACGAACACTTAGAGCTCCTGCTTTTATAATTGCTTCAGCGGCTTTACATAGTGTACCACCCGAGTCAACAATGTCATCAACTAGGATAGCATGTTTACCTTTAACATCTCCAATCAAGTTCATTACTTCACTCTTACCTGCTTCAGGACGCATCTTATCTACAATAGCAATGTCTGCATGAAACATGTCAGCAAATTTTCTAGCTCGTACTGCACCGCCTGCATCCGGGCTTACAAATACTGTACCTTCTGTTGTGTCAACATTACGTTTGATGTCTTTGGCAAATACAACACGGCTTGTTAAATCGTCCACTGGAATATCAAAGAAACCTTGTATCTGTCCTGCGTGTAGATCCATTGTAAGGATTCTATCTGCGCCTGCTGTAACTAATAAGTTAGCAACCAACTTTGCTGTAATAGGTGTACGTGAAGCACTCTTACGATCTTGTCTAGCATAACCAAAGTAAGGAATCACTGCTGTAATTCTACTTGCACTTGAACGTCTTGCCGCATCAATCATTATCAACAGTTCCATCAAACTATCATTAACTGGCATTGCTGTGCTTTGCACTATAAAAACATCTTCTCCTCTAATGTTTTCATTAAACTCTACACTTGTCTCTCCGTCTGCAAATGTAGAAACTGCCGCTGGAACAAGATCAGCAAAACAATGCTCTGCGATCTCTTGTGCTAATTTCGGGTTAGCATTTCCCGTAATGATTTTCATTTTCAAGTGGTTCCCTTTCTGATACGTTGGTTGTATTCAATTGCGTTTTCTAATATGGATAGGTTACTGTCAACACGCTTGCTTGATGTAACAAAGGCTTCTGTGTCTTTAGGAAAACAATGTCCTCCAAAGCCTCGTTCATCTGTTATAGTAGTGTGACTATCTCCTATCCTGTTGTCTATTGTAGTATACTGTCTTACCTTGTTATAGTCAACATTTAATTTGGTACACAAGTCATTGATTTGATTGAAGTACGCAACCTTGAGTGCCAAAAAGCTGTTGCGAGCATACTTGGCTAGTATTAATTCTTGTGCGGTTGCTATATCAATATCAATCTTACCCATTGCTGTAACAAAGATGTCAGCCCAAAAGCCTGTGTTGCCACTACCTAGTAATATTGTCTTTGTGTTTTGAAAGTCTTCCAGTGCTGTTGCCGCCCTTAGAAACTCTGGAGAGAAAGTTATACTTGTGTGAGGGAATACATGTTTCAGCATGTCCCATCCTTCAATACTGATTGTGCTTTTAATTAGTATTGGTACATTTGGATTGTCTTCGATGATAGAATACACGTTGTCCATATGACATCCGCCGTGTGATCCTCTAGGTGTACTAACACAAATAATAATTGCATCTGCATGTCTTAGGTCACCGTAGTGTCCTAGTGCAGGATCATATATAATTAAGTCGTGATAATCCTTTAACACATTCTCGTGTGCCTTGCCTACAAAGCCGTAGCCTGCTATTCCTATTTTCATTTTTTTCCTAGTGTTTTTAACATCTTCTCTTGATCTCTACGTTTAACATAATCGTCTTCGTCTGCGTATGTACTACACTTTTCTAATGCATCTTCACAATACCAAAGTATTTGATACAATTCTTGTTTGCAACCCCATGTTACAAATCCATCCATCCTAGCATCGTTTGCACCGTAGGT